GATTGTTAGTTACTTCTAGATTAGAGTTCTTGTAGAACATATCTCTCTCTTTCTTTCTTTGGTTTGTTAGTTCTACTCTACTGGTTAGTAGATACTATCTAGTGCTTCGCACTGTTGTTAGAACATCTACCGCCTTGAGGCGTAGTATGGAGATCGCCGCTGTACCCAAGCTTAACGAGGTGACACCGAAGGGACGATGGGACCGATCCGTACCCGTGGAACAGGGCGTAGTACGCCATCGAACCCAACGAAATCAAGGGGCTACGCTTGTACGGATTGTTCACATCACGGAAGGCGAACTTCAACCGCTCACGCCTACCGTTCTGGACTGCATCCCACGCCACACCGTTCACATCATCCCGCGTCAGTACCCCGTACAGGCTACCGTTAGAAGTCCATCCGTCAGCCTCTAGGAGCGACGGAGCTAGGCACCCTGTGGGTAGGTACTCCGAAGCCCTTACGTGAGGCTTACCGTGGCTTATAAGTGGGTTCCCGTGCTTGTCGTAGTCTACCCGGTAGGAGGGGAGTCCGTCGCACATGGCTGCTAGGCGGAGAACGTTCCGTCGATCCTCGGTTGTCCACGTTTCGCCGTAGATAATTTGATTGCTGGACACCATCACTCCCCATCCCAAAGGTAATTGTCTGCAACCTCACGACACAGCCTGAACAACTTCTCCGCGTACCGCTGTTCTGATTCGCTTAGTTCGGAGATTTCCTTGTGTGCAAGAGCATCGCATGTCTCTTGTAGTGCTCGGTATGTATTCTCACACATCACGTAGCCCATGTTAATTGGCATGCTACTTTACTCCTTTCCTCTCGTCTAGGATGAAGTGGTTACTATCCGGGCTCGCTTCGCAAGCCTCCGTGAAATCCGTCCAACTAAGAGCCCAAGGAAAGACCTTATGCGTTGTGTCTGTCCATCGTAGGCACTTAGCTCGGAGGATACAACTATCGCTGGAACAGCGGGAGTAGTTTAGGGGGAGGGAGGTGGGCATGTGGTCACTCCCTCGCCGCGCGTGCGGCTTCCCAAGGACCGCGCGGCAACGCCACGGAAAGATTCTCCGCGTGATCCTTCGCCGCCCTGATTGCTTCGTCCGACGAATCACCGGCATATACGCCGATGTGCTCGCCTCCCTTTGCTACGTCCCACATCACCCTTCTCCCCTCGCCGCGCGGGCGGCGTCGATATAGTGATCGTAAAAATCACCGGATGTAGAGTTGAATAAATTAGCCGCCTCCACATCATTCTCTTTGACCCACCGATACCGCTCCGCATCCGCCCGCAGCGCCTCATTCTCAACTACCAAGCGTTCTATTTCCTCGCGCATAGATGAATAAAGTTCCGCAACTTCTTTTGAGCCTGTCTTTTTCATTTCGTTTCCTTACGTTCTGCGCCCGTATCCGGCAACACCGGCCCCGCGTTGGTGGTGTTAGTCATTCTGGCGCGCTCCCGTAGACATTGGCGATGGCCGTGTATCCTGCGGCATTGGCGTCGTTTTCCTCTGCGTAGGTTGATGCTTTCTGGTGTTTCTCCAACGCCTCCAGACACTCCAGCGCCCCGCATTCAGTGAGGATTTTCTTGGCCTCGTGTGTGTATTTTAGCGAGTTCATACCCCACAGTTTTTCTTTTGGCAGGATGCTGGAGTACGACTCGATTTCACAAATAACGTCCGCCGCCTTCATCACCATCGGGCGGACTGTCTCTGCGTTCATCACTTCACCTCTCGGGCTTTAAGCATGCTGTCTGCAATCCGGTAGAAGCCAACGCACGCTTCGTCCAAAGCGTCCATTGTCTCCTTAGGCGGGTCTGGGTTCGTGATCCCCGGAAGCTGTGCGTTGACCATCGCCGCGGCCATTGCCTTAATAGCCGCGTAGTCGCGGAGGGACATGCCGCCAGTTGTTTGCGTAGTCCGGCGATCATCATTGCGGTTGTATACTTCTTCCGTCTGCGGAAAAGCCGGGCCGCCGTCGTCAACTCCACTCATATCACTTACCTCCGAGAAAGTAAAGGAACGCACTTACCGCGAAACACACAACCACCCCAACGGGGAGGATGCTTAGCACAGTGTACCAGAAACTAGCAAGCCGGTGGCTTGGTTCGTCGAACAAATCGGCTAGGCTCTCGCACTCGTGGGCGTAGGATCGGAGGATGAGGTAGCCTAGAGTGAGAGCACACCCTCCGAGAAACCACAGATAGGGAACGGAAATCATCAAGGCGTCTCTCCGGTGGGCTTGTCGGTACTCGTTCCTCGTGCCTTGGCGATGGCTGCGCGGGCCGATTTAATCGCTTTGCTGTGCCTGTCTTCGATCCCTACAATCAATCCTGCGGCCGGCGCCTTGGCTGGCGACATTGCGAGCAATTCGCGCAACGCCTCTAGCAGCTCCGGCGCAGCCGCGATTAGGTGAGCGTTGGCTGAGTCAGGTTCAATAACCGGAGCATACTCACCCCCGGCTGACCCATCATCCATGACGACTTCCCCGTTCGCATCTAGAAGCTGAGTACAGTAACCGTCAGACACCCACACCCACGGACCCGGTGAAATCTTAGTGCTCGTCTCCTCATCCTTCATTTCCGATCGTACGCTTTCAGCAGCCTGCAACAGGACCATTTTCAAATTGTTGGGGTGGAGGCCGGGGTTACGTTCGACCCATTCCACAAGATCGAGGAATCTATCTCGTTGCTGTGTGACCTTGAATATTTGGCTGTCTCGGTACATTACTTCTTCTCCTCGTGTTCAGTCAGTTTACAAACCCGATACCAAGCCCCGGAAGCGCTGTCCCGGTACGATACAGCCAAGCCGGGGGCAATGGGAAAGGCTAGTTCAATCGCCTTTCGGATAACGGATGGTTTGGGGTGGATGGCGTAGACGAGGGAGAACACGTCTTTGCCTAGGCTTACTAGCATGTGGGGCATATCAGATGCTCCTGTTTACAGTGGCGATGCAGTTCGTCACATACTTCTTCCACGTGCGGCTTTCGGTAGTCATGTTGTGCGCTCCTTTATTGCTAGTGGTCGAAACCGTCTGAGTGTTCGCAAGTATACCGAAAGTAATCTGCGTCAGTGTGGCCTAGCTCTCGAAGTGCTTCGCAGTGGGAAATAGCCCCTCGTGCTGTGGTAAGGGATACCGGGGGGATGTCACCCCGAGAGGGGATGAATACGGCGAAGAGTTCGCGCAAGGCGTCATTTGCGCAGACGGAAGCTTTAGCTAGCTCGCACGCTCCATCGCGAGCGGATGCGGTAGCCGGTTCTTGGTGTTCTCTCACACAACCACCACTTCACCATTTACAAACCGATATGCCTTATTTGATTCGATACCGCCTTCGCCGGTATAGCGGACGTGCAGGCGGTGGCGTTGACCATCCCATACGCGCCAACAGAGTACGGATTCATACCCACCCGTGAGGGTGGAGCGATGCCCACCCGTGAGGGTGGAGTAATCCCCACCCGTGAGGGTGGAACCATACCCACCCGTGAGGGTGGAGTGATGCCCACCCGTGAGGGTGGAGCGATGCCCACCCGTGAGGGTGGATTTATCCCCACCCGTGAGGGTGGATTTATCCCCACCCGTGAGGGTGGAACCATACCCACCCGTGAGGGTGGAGTAATCCCCACCCGTGAGGGTGGAGCGATGCCCACCCGTGAGGGTGGATTTATCCCCACCCGTGAGGGTGGATTTATCCCCACCCGTGAGGGTGGAGCGATGCCCACCCGTGAGAACCAACCCAATAATACGGGGAGCCTTTGTCTTCTCCCAAATGTAGCGCGTTGCGCTTTCTTTGGTGCCAGCGTGGGCGACAGTGCCGGTCTTGAACTTCACTTTACCGTTAAGCCGCACAAGGTCAGATTCAAGCACTCTGAGAACAAGCCAAACCCCGTCTTCGTGCCAATCTGCCGCCAAGTAATCACCTTCACCATTCTCCCACCCGTGCAGACCACGACCACACACGGGGTCGGGAATCCAATCGGGAGCGGTCACGGTGCCCTTCTTCGGGTACTGAAAGGTTTTGTTGCGGGACTTGTTCTCCGGGTCGTTGACGCGGAGTACGTAAACGTACTTCGGGTTCTTAGTGGTGGTCATTTTGGTTATCTCCTTTCGGTTAGAACTGGGCATACAACACCGTTTCGTCATCGTACCCACATACGGACGTGTTATCCCGAAGATACTCAAGGATCGCCTCGCGTCGGGCTTCGGCGAAGGCTTCTTCATCGAGCGTACCCGGGATGACTTCGCCACCCTCGTCAAGATCGGAGTAGTCGGCGGGGTCGGGTAGGTCGATGCTGTGTATAAAGCAGTTGCTGGCTACATCGTCCCACGATTCCTCGGAATACTCGCAGCACAAGGCGATAACGTCGAGTTCGATAGGCTGGCCGAGATCATCGGAGAGTTCTTCGAGGTAGTCATAAAGCCAGCGCAGGTTTTCAAACTGGTCACGGCGCTCGTAACGACGAAAGGCAGCGGAAAAGTCTGCGTAGTCTACTGTCTGGACGATGGGCATAGCAATCTCCGATAGTCGCGTCTAGCGACGCTTGCGGGGTGAGCCGGCCGGGGCCGGTGAGCGGAGTAGATACTCTGGGGTTGTGTTCGGTGAGCGTAGATTATCGCTTAAGCCATTGCAAGCGCGACACGCTTACGGGCTTCGTTGGCTTGTGGGATGGACTCGTTCAGCAAGTCGTTTGCGATTTCAAGCAAGTAATCGGGAGCGCTATCGGACTCGATACCCCAAAGAGAGTCGAAGGAACCAAGATCAACTCCGTTACGCTCCGCAGTGATGACGACGCCCACAAAACACCAATCGTCATCCTTCCATGATCGGATTTGTTCGGGGGTATAACACTCGTAATCGTCGGGTGTCGTGTCCCCATCATGGCGAATGGCGGCTGTGTAGTCCGTGCCATCCACGGTGCAAGTGATTGAGTCACCGGGAACAACGTCGAAGCGGGAAAAGGGTTTGGTGAACATGATCGGGTGTCCTTTGTTGTGTGTGTGGGTACATCTTGAAGCAAAGCGGACTAGAAACGCAACCCTAGAAGTGTAAACGATTGTCTCTAGGGTGGCGTATCTAAGCGGCTTAATCCACGTTATACCAGTCCGTGCGCAGCAGGTCGAAGGCCGTGAGGTCATCAATGTGCCGCTTCACCGGGAAGCAATGCTCTCGGATGAAAGCCTCGTCCTTGAAGTCTTCCGGGTTATCCCGGTGAATCCAGAAACTGCCGTCGATGATGCAGAACGCGCCGAAGAAGCCCGGGTGAGTGAAAGGACGGGTAAGGTCACAGTCTGTGAGTTTCATGTGAGGGTACTTCCCTTGTGTGTGTGTGGTGGGTGTATCTAAGCGGCTCGGGTGTTACTCGCCCCGCGCGTACTCAATCCCACTCAAGAATGCGTGGATTTGGTCGTATAAGGCGCGAGCGGAGATGTGTCCGACGCGGAACACGTCGCGGACTCCGCCGCACTCGTTTGCCATCTGGTGCAGGCTGTAGCCACCGTAAGCGCTGTCGATGTGAAAGTTACCGATGTTGGATCGGAGCTTGCCGTCTTCCCCACGCGACCAAGGCTCAAGGGAAGTGCCGGCTGTACGGTTCAGGCGGTCAACGAGAGGGCGAAGGTGTTTGATTGTGATACGTGCGCTCATGGTTTGTGCTCCTCTTGGGCCTTTTCGATATCTCGCAATTGCATTGAAAGTGACTGCTTACGGCTTGCGATTGTGCTTGTTATAGCTTGAATAAGTGCAATTTTCAAGCCCTCACAAACGTCTGCATTAAGGGTCACTGTATCGACGTGGTTCGGCTTGTTGTCGGTGTAGCTGCTGATTGTCACATTGATCCCGCTGGCAGCTAACTTGTTGAGGTCTAGTGCAGTAGCTTGGCGTAGCGCTGCAATGAGTTGATATGTGTCGCCGTGATTCTTTGCCATGTGTGCGGTTCCTTGTCGTACTTTGACGGTTTCAGTTCCAAGCTTGTCCGTGTAAACTTTGGTGGGGGGCATTTTGCTTCCCCGTGTTAGTTGGTGGTGTCGGCTGCGCGATTATCGCTCGGCTCGGGCTAGAATCCTCGCACATGGGAAGACTCTAGCACAAGGGGGCGAGGGTTAACTATTGTGTCAAACCCAAGCGCCCTCTTCGTCAAACTCGTAGGTTAGCTCGCAAAACTGTTCGATGATTGTTTCGTCTTTGGTCCAGAATTCGTATTCGCTTTCCAAGCTGCGATAAATCCAGCGGGCGAAGTCTCGGAGAATATCTAGAACTTCCTCCGCTGTATCGTTGGATACGTCCCAGTCTGTGCGGGTATCAAACACGGCTGCACTCATGGTGTCCTCGTGGACGTAGCGGCCAGACTGTGTGATCTTGGCGCCGATTGAATAGAAGTGCCTACGCTGAATCCGTTGGAGTGCGCTTGCAATCTTGTGCAGCTCTTTATCCTGCCCGGCATGCTCACGGATAGCTTGGGCAGCCCCTTTCTTGTAGTGATACCAGCCGGTAAAAGATGCGCCATCGCCTTGACTCCAGAAGCCGGAGTAATACACCTTGTCGATGTCGATCCCCAAAAGCGCGGCGCATTTCTTCGCGTCTTCGATAACACACTCCGAGTGAAAAGAGAAGTCGAAGTTTTCACGATACTTGCCGAGCGCATGCTCTTGGGCGCGGGGCCCTAGCTCGGGAAACGTATAGATGTTCTTTTCGATCTTGCGCATGTGTGCGGTTCCTTCTCGCCCGTTCCGGGCTCGTGGGCGGCTTGCGCCGCTGTGGTCGGCCTTGCGGCCTTGGGTCAATTGGTGAACGTTGTGGTAAGGATAGTGACACAACAAACTAGCGTTGTCAACACCCAAACCGACAACACTAGTAAACGATTGTTGCGCCGCTCGATACGCTCGCGCTCCCTCTTTTCGTACTGGTATAGGCTGGAGCGAGCAAGGGCAGAACAGTCGCGCTCGGCTCGTTCGGATGACACTTGACGAAGCAGGACGTTGTAAGCGGAGTATTCTTTGCGGTTCATGACTGTGAGCCCCTTTTACACTCTACAATGCTAACACCCTGAGGGATAACACCTTTGTCCAGTGATCGTAAAATCCTCTGCGCGTCTTTTGTCGCAGCGCTGATGATTTTCCCATTCTTTTTGATTGTGTCGGGAACTCCGTGCTCGTCAAGAGTCACCAAGAAAACGTGGGCTTGGACTTCTTTAGAGTTCATAGCATTAGCTCCAGTAGGTCAAACAGTCTAAGTCCGCGCTCGATTCGGATTCGATACGCGCTAGTTCAATCATCAGATGCTCGATTTCAGCATCGGTAAGGTTGTCTGTGTACTCGACGGAGTAGGTGTTCATTTGTGTTGGTTCCCGTGTGTGTGCTGCGGTGTGAGGCTAGATTGACACGGGCTGATCCGGTTGGCAAGGACTATTTTGTAAACGATTGTGTCAAGTGAGAGAGGCCACCGCACAGCGTGCGGGATAGGGATGCGCGCTCACGCGCGTGTATAGCTCTACCCTCAGGCCCTTACTGTTACAGTATAACATAACATCTTAGGCATGGGTACATTAGCAAAGTCTAATGCACAAGTGTATATTAATGGGGCCGATTGTGTCCTCCCCAGCCACCTTGTGTGTTACCTGTCCATTACTTAACAGTCCCATACCGTCACTGTCGTGACTGGTGTACCGTGGGAAATGTTAACAGGGCATTCCCCATTACCTTTTCAATTTCATATTTGACTGGCTAATGTTTATTCAATTGGTCTAGTGCGCCTAATGCATTAGCTGGTTATTGGCTTCCTATTACCAGTCAGCGCCTATCGCATTAGCTAGCCCTACTCTAATCTTGATCCGCCTTCCATTCTATTGGCTGGTAATTCTTGGCCTAATGGCCTATTGGCCTTCTGGCTGAATCTAGACCCCCGGGGGTATCCCCTTCGCGATGGGGTGGGGTGGTGGGGGTGGCCCCTCAACCTCCCGGTAAAAATCCCAATTACGAACTTAACGATTTCCTTCCGTAATTCCCTGAGTATCTTGACAAGGGGGCACAGAACATCTACAATCGGGCACTACTTTTAACAATCGCATCAAGGAGTTACAACCTGTGGACTGTAACGACGATCTACAAAGCAGATACTGTGTCATTTGCAACAGTACCCACGAAGTGGGGGCGGACTACCCCTCGCTAGAGGGAGCAGATGTTTGTCCAATGGTCCTAGAACTCAACAGGAAGCTCTTAGAGGCTTGTCTAGAGCCGACCCCCACCCACCCTACCGGGTGTGACATACAGGCGCCTCCAATCACGTCCTACGCGGACTACCTCTTTCGTAAGGCGTACTTCTCCAACAAACCCCTTCGACCCGACGAACAAGACAAGCTAAACAAGCTGGTTAAGGGGATGGATCGAGGAGTTGTAGCCAAGAAGGCGTGGAAGAATCGGAAGAAGAGACTTAAGGGATTTGATGCTCGGGAACGACGCAGAAGGCTTGATATGGGGTATCGGTACGAGTATCTTCTCGATGTGTGGAAGATGGCCAAGATTCCAGTTGATTTGAGTCGGGATGAGTTCGTCTCGGTTGTGATGGGCTCGTTCATGGTGAGTTATGTGTACCCTTGGATGGGTACGGTAGCCGAGTACATCCGGGATACGAGGGATGGGGGAAGGGGTGGTTCCATACGGTTAGAGCGGGTGGATACGAGGTTGCCTCTTCAGTTGGGAAACATTCAGCTTAAGGAGGTGTTACCGAAGGAGTTGAGGAGGAACAGGAGGTATACGATTCCTGTGGTAAGTGTATGAGATTGTTGGATAAGGTGGTTGTATGATCGGCAACAGTACCCGCCTCTGGCGGGGGTGATAAGAGCCAAGCTCTGCTTGGCGATGGGGGACTTGACAACTTGCTTGAACCGTGGTATCAAAGAATAAAAGCTCTTAATACTAGTACTAATACTACTATCCTTAAGAACTTAAGACTTCTTCTTACGAAGAAGTACTCCTTCAACCTACCAAGAGTAATCTACCCTTCTTCCAATACTCTTAATCTCTCTAACCTTCCTTAAGACTTAATACTTCTACTACTCCGTAGTTTCTTAATACCGTCTAAACCTTCGGTTTGTAAGATACTAGACACTCTTGCGCCGGGTGATTATCTTGGCGTCTCCCCACAACACTTGCGCCGGGAGGCGAAAGACGACGATGGCTAAGTGCACCGAATTCCCTGATCTGGACACCACCGACAAGTACTACTACCAAAAGCGCCACTACCGCCGTAAGCTGGCAAGGGACGGTAAGCATGCGCGTCACCGATCCACGACTGGTGAGATCATGCTTGATCGGATCAAATCCCACTTGGACATTCTCCGCCTGATGATCGAGAACGGCTCTACGGATTACGCGGTGATGGCAAAGTTGGTCGATGAAATCGAGGAGCGCCTGAAGTGAAAACCCTAGCCGAGATGTGTGAACCAGTCCCCGACAACTTCGACATGACAAGTCCCTTCGGTGTTCCACCCCCGGATGGAATCAAGTACCCCAACCCCCACGACTTCGAGACGGGACGGGATTACTGGAAAGCCGTGTACGAGTTCAACCGCTTGAGCGACGAACACAAAGCCAAGACGGGAAAGCATTTCCAAGTGTGGGGATGGGAATACTGGCGTGGTCTTCCCATCTGGCCGTGGGACGATCCCTCCGAGATTCGGATTCCCGATCCTTGTGCGTGGGCTATCCGAGAGAAGTTCTCGATGTTCGTTCGTCCCGAGTCCAAGTTTCCCGGTACGATGGATCGAACCAAACCCCTTACCGTCTCCACCGAGGATTTGACCAAGTGACCCACGAAGAATGGCAGGCTGAGATCAACCGCGTTATGGCCGAGATCGACTTGTTAAACGACAGGCTTGAAAAACTTATGACCCACAGCGAGTGGGGTGTTAAGCCCCTCAAGAGCGTTACCGTCTCTTGGAACCCAAGGGGATTGAACCAATGACCTCCGACTACTCCCACCTCCCCACCCCCGAACTCAACAAGCTCATCCACGACCTCTCCGTCGAATCGAGGAATCGGTACGAAACAAGAATGGAGCTGGAAAAGCTCAGGCAAGAACACCGTGCCGGGTTGGAAAACGATCCCGAGGTTCTCCGGACTGCGTTCAATCATCCGATCAAGCTCGGCGGTAAAGTTCTGGCTGGGGTGGATAACATCGACGCGATCATGACCGAAGCAGACAAACTTTGTGCTCGATGGGAAGAGCGGATCAACAACATCAACGCTAAGGCGCCTGAGAGCCTCTCTAAGCCCGACCTAGACCGTGGGTAAGGCCGAGGGTGCGGGTAAGGGTGGAGAGGGGCTTACGGAGGCTCCTAGGAGGTCTGAGCCTTGGAGGATCATCTACGACCCACCTCTTGAAGAATCCGAACGAGAGATCGGGGAACTCATCAACCGACATAGGCGAAGGGTGGTTCTTCATTCGTTCCTGTACTACCGGATGTACCAGTCAACGATTTCGGACTACGACTTCGATTGGATTTCCAAGGACTTGGTGCGACTACAACGGGAGCACTCACACATCGCGGAAAAGGTGACGTTCTACCGGGATTACTTCCAAGATTGGGATGGGTCCAGCGGGTACGACCTTCCCTACGACCCGTACATCGAAGCCAAAGCACATCAACACTTACGGGTGTGGAGAGAACGAAATCCCTCCATGCTAGTTGACAACACCCCCGAACAACAGTACAATCCGCGACTCTAGGCTCATACATACCACGAGTCCCACCACGGAGGGTAAGGACCATGTCTACATTCAATCGATCTGAAAAACAAAAGTCCAATCGCATCTTGAACCAAATGGACGGAGAGAAGCGTCGTCGGGTCCGGGATTTGGCTTCGTTGACGGCTAGTTCCCGAGACAATCCGTTAGCTACGTATTTGCTTACCACCCCCGGAGCGGGGACGTGGTCCAAGCCCGACTTCGGTACGAAGGTGGAGGTGTGGGCTTGTGGTGGTGGTCCGGGTGGCGGTTCTGGACGAAAAGGAGCTGCGGCAAGTATCCGAGGTGGAGGCACGCAAGGAACTAGCTCCGTTCCTCGGTTGCTCGGTATCTTCAACGCAAGTGACTTCCCTTCGTCAATTTCCTTTGACATTGGTGCGGGTGGGGCTGGTGGAGCTGCTCAGACCACAAACTCCACCAACGGAAACAACGGGGTAGCAGGAGGTAACACAACCGTTACAATCAACGGGTATACATATACCCTTGTAGGCGGGGCTGTTGGTGGTGGTGGTACTGCTGTCCAAAGATCAAGCACTGTTCCTGCTGTGTTTAACGTCGAATTCTCTTCCGTCTTTCGGTATTTGAATACTACCGGGCCGGGTGGAGATGCTCTTGCTGACAATAGCTTGATTGCCCCCACAATCATCCCCAGCCCTCCGAGTGACCCTCTTCCCGGTGCTAACGCTACTTTCGATGCATCGATCCCCGGTCCGTTTCCCGTGACTTCGCTGTTGACCCCTGCTCGTGGTGGGGCTGCTTCCATCACTGGAAATGCTCAGAAGGGTGGCGATGGTGTCTTGGGTATTGGTGGTGCAGGCGGTGGCGGAGCTACCGATTCTGTCGGTGATTCCGGTGCTGGTGGTAGAGGTGGTGATGGTTTTGTGTACATAATCGTTTACTGACCCTAGACAACAACAAAGAGGCTTTAACCCAACATGATTCTTCCGTTCCTGTTTGCAATCGCACAAGTCACGGCCCCCGTTCTTCCGGACAACCAGTGGCGACCTAGCGATGTGAGTTATCCTTGGCCTCTCCCCCAGCCGGAATGGGATGTCCTGTACTCCCACGGAGACCTTGTGTTGAATGGAGAGCCTCCGGCTGGAGTGACTTTTCAGTGGGAGTGTTTTCTAGACGAACGTCGAAAGACAGCTACGTGCTTCTCAACGTGGGATGTTAAGGCTGGTTCTACTTGCCGAGGAGATCGTAACTATCTTCCTTGGGAACATCCGGCTTTCTTCTACGAGCGGTATCGGGGTATTAACCCCACCAGTTCTCCAACCACTGCCCCCTCTTCCCGAGTGTACCTGTGGACGTACAACCAACGCCTTACGGCGTGGCCTGAGTGGAACACCGCCCCTGTGTACTCGTGGACGTACCAGCGTCTTCAGTGGATTCCTAGCGGGGAAGGTTGTAGTCCGCTCGGAGGTTGTAGTCCACGGGCTCGGTATTACATCCGAGAAGGTGGCGGTGGAGCCTCTGTACCCGATTCTCTTTACCAGCTTAACACCAGCCCTGTGTCCCCTCTCGATGGTACTCACAAGTGCCGAGGGTGGCTGAACAACACAAACTGGTGCGCTTTCAACCTTAACCGACCTGAGTGTAACTAGACAACCAACCGAAAGGAGGTAATACCAAATGCCCGCAGCAAACTTGAAACCCCGCGACTTCTTCAGCCAAGGTGATAGCGACAAGGCCAAGGAATTGGCCGACGCTTTCGCTGAAATTGAGGCCAACATCGAAAGCCTCCGTGCTTGGGGTGCTACCCTTGCAGCTAAGCTCAACGCTGATGGTGGCGTGACCGACACGAACTACCAAGCGCCTGCCCTTTAATCGACTCTAGACCTAGCCAAGGAGGGCTTTATCCACGATGGTTGACATTCGGAAGTCAAAGCTTTTTCCTTTTCAAGTCGATGAAGAAGTAACGCTTCGTAAGCTGTTTGAGGGTATTCTTCAAGAGACGGAGCTGGGGGAGATCAGCGATGTGTTGATCTCCAACCCGGACAACAACGACGTTCTGGTGTATAACGAAACCCTGATGGTGTGGGAGAATCAACCGCTTCCGCCACAGACCGTCGGGAACCTAGACGACATCGGCAATGTTACCATCACATCCGTCCAAGACGGTGATGTTCTTACTTGGGACTCGGGCACTAACCAGTGGGTAAACGAAGCCCCTACCGGGGGTGGCGGTACTCCCGGTGGTTCCCCAACCGAACTCCAGTACAACAACGCGGGAGCGTTTGGAGGTATCGCCGGAACGGCGTGGGATGGCACTAAGCTGACCATCCCCGCCTCTCTTCAAATTGGACCCTCAAGTGCTGGCACTAAGACCGTTGTGGGAACGGATATCCTCACGGTCCAGTACGATCATCCCACGAACGCCGGATCGTACTCGAAGCTAGAGATGGGTCGTACCGGATCAACCAACACAGGTTGGAGGTTAGAGGCCGTCGGTGATGGCGGTAGTGATACGGCCGCTTTCGTTTTTACCAGTGAGAGCACTGCTCCCGAGTTCAACGGGAATGCGATGTGGCATGCGGGTAACTTTGATCCGACTACAAAACAAAACACTCTTGTCTCTGGTACAAACATTAAGACGGTCAACGGCAACAGTCTGCTTGGTCCGGGCGATCTTGCTATCTCTGGAGGCCCATCCTCCACCAACCTCACGGTTGGTTGGGATGGTGGTCGAGTAAACGGGGTGGATCAATCGCTTACCTCGGGACTTCGATTTGAGCTTCGAGCCACAAGCGGTCTTGATCCTCAAGCATGGACGCTTCTTCCCAAGTCTGGTAGCTCAGGTGACATCACGGTGGATGTTCGGATTCGTCCGTTCTCCAGCGGAACGTTTACGGCTATTACGGCTGGCTCTCCTCCCTCGATCAGTGGGGGTGCTCGTGGTACGGGCTCTGCTACTGGGTGGACAAACATCGGGGATGGAGACTTGATTGAGTTTGAGATTACCTCCGTGAGCGGCACTGTGACCGGGGCGACTTTGATTGTGGAGGCTAACATCGTATGAGCGTCACCACCTACCTCAGCACGGACTCTGGCGCGCCGGTCCTGAACGGCACCACGGGCAACGGCTTCGTCAATCTGCTGACGACGTGCCTGACTGGCACCGGAACCGCTTACGGATCGCTCCCGAAAAAGGGCTGGACGCTGCTTTTTACGGGGACGAATAAGGCCGTTTACCGAACTGTTGACGGTGTTGGATTCCTTCGCGTTGTCCACGACGGCAGCGGCACCGGCGGTTTCCGCGAGGCGCTTGTGCGCGCCGCCGAGGGTGCAACCGACGTTGACACGCTGGTTGACCCGTTCCCGTCTTTGTCAGACGTGACGGATGCCAATAGCGTTTGGCGGGCATCAGACACTCTGGACACAACCGCTCGCGCTTGGACTCTTGTTGCTGATGAAAACTGGCTAATCCTTTCCGTAAGAAATGGAACAAACTCTGCCGACACATATGTTTTTGGCAGGTATTCGCCTATTCGTTCTGCCAACTCTTGGAACTATGTCGTCAATGTGCGAGCAAGCGCGAACAACTCCTCTGAATCGCAAGCCGCGCAGATGTTTCAATCTGCATACTCGGGCGTAAGCGGGCCGCGTCTTTTTGCGATGCGAACTGTTGATGGTGTGTCAAAGGCACCGCGCGCAGCTTTCATCACAGAGGGGACTACCGGCACATCTTCATCAGGTTTTGCCGGAACCATTGGCCCAAAGGCGCCAAATGATGATGGAGAGCTTTTTATCAGCCCCCCTCAACTTTGGGTGAATGGCACAGCTGGTTCGACTCTTTCAAATCAGCAATCGGCCGGATTTTTCCCCAATCTGTGGTCGCCCTTGCACAACGTTAACGCAGGCGGCACGACTGTCGCATATGGCGACACTTTCAATGCCGCAGGATACGACCCCTCTGCGCAGTTTCAGTTCGTAGGCGCGGTAGCCAACTCCGCCGGCAAGGTCATTGTCGAAACCACTGACACTTGGCAGGACCCGCTCGTATGAGTGCGCTTGGAGACATCGGTATCATCGTTCCAGATCGCAGCCGGCCCACGATGCTTTCGTTCGGAAACCGCGCTGTTGCCGTGGTCAGCGGCTCGGGGGCGACGCCTGGCAGTGAGGTGCTTGTCTCGCTACGTCGTGCGCAGGTCGCCACTGTGCGTGCGAACAATGCTGGCGTTTGGACGGTCGGTGGCCTGAACGACGGCACATACTGGGCAAGCGAACTAGGAACAGTCCGAGGATGGTCTATCGTTGTCGCTGGTACTTCGGTAACGGTGACAGAGGAAGAGTCCCCGGATGCGGGGGATGTCATTACAGCCGGCTCATCCTTCGGATGGATCGGATAACACACGAACAAGAGGTTCATAGATGACCAACCCAAACCACAGCATGCGAATCTCGGGACAAGGACTTGCCCTGATTAAACAGTGGGAAGGTTTTGTCGAAGAGACGTACATTGATCTGGCCGGTAAGCCTACGATTGGCTGGGGTATTACCGATCCAAGGTACGCCTTCCCCGGTAACAAGATTACCCGCGAGCAAGCACACGAGCTTCTCATACAACATGTTTCTCAAGACGAGATTGTTTGCCGAGACCTGATTAAAGTGAAGTTGTCCCAGCCCCAATGGGATGCAATTATGTCGCTTTGCTACAACATCGGTACAACTCAGTTCGCCACTTCAACGATGCTTCGGAAAATCAATCGGTCCGACTTCGCCGGGGCCTACGCTGAGTTCCCCAAGTGGAGGAAATCAGGCGGAAAAGTTGTTCAAGGATTGATTAACCGACGCAAGGAAGAGGCTGATCTGTTTCTTTCGGGGACTACGTTTACACGGGAGAACTCAGTCGATGCCGAAGAATTGGTCACGGACAAGCCTACCGGCCCCTCCTCCAACTTGGTCCCCGACCCCACGCCCAATACCGAGCAAAGCAACAAAAAGGCAGGAGCAGCTCTCACAGCCGGTGGTGCAGCCCTCACCCAAACCGCTCAACTCGAAGCGGTAAAGGAGGGACTCGCGCCTGTGGCGCATCTAAATGAATGGTTGTCTTTGCTTTTCGTTGGCGTTACTCTTCTTGGTATTTACTTCATGCTTAAGAAGAGCGACTAGTAGAAAGTAGTACCCGCAAAGGAGGTGATCCGTATCTTTTGGTCGTTCACCTTGAGCAAGTGCCCGGTCAAATAAAGCACCTTACCGCTCAAACCCATCAACCGTAACTAGGAGCTACACAAGCGTATGGCGAAGTCAAAGAAGTCAAGTCCTACTGTGGATATTTCTGGTGTGTGGTACAATCCCGAGAAGTCGGGGTACGGTGTGTTCATCAACAACTTCGGTGAGGAGACTCACTCGGTTGCCATCTATTCGTTCAACGAACGTGGCGAGCAAGTTTGGTTGGTTGGTGCAAGCAACCGTAGCGAATTGACGTTCCTTCTCAACCAGCCGAAGGCTAGTGGGTTTATGGACTCGATTCGTAACAAGGTGGATGTTGAAGCGGGCTCGATTGAGTTTGATCGACGACCGGATGGTGCTCTGGAGTTCAAGGCCGTGGTTAAGAGTGAGGTGGTGTACCCTCTTCCCCAGTTTAGTCCGCCGCCTCCGGCGATCCTTACCTTTGAGGGTGTGTTGGTTAAGCTGGGTTGATGTTTATCGCCGGGGCCGGGGGCTAACAACCCTCGGCCTTTCGGCCGTTTCCTCGATAAGGAGATCGATACGTATGGCTAAGGATTTCACGGCCGGAGAGATTATCGCCTTGTACAAACAGGGCTACACTAATGTGGAAGTAGCTGAGTACATGGAACTGACCAAGCGACAGTTCGCACAGAAGTGTCAAACTAGCGCTGCGTTCCGAGAACTCGTTGAGCGCGGTAATGACATTGCTGAGGCATGGAACGAACGTCAGGGTCGTTTAGCGATCCACGATAAGGATTTCAACACAGCCGTCTGGAAGGCTCGCATGAGCCATCACTTCGGATGGGCTGACAAGACCGAGCAGAATGTCAAGCAACTCTCGGTCAATACGGAGATTACAAAGGAAGAATTGGTCAAACGCCTGCAAGCGCACTTGCCCGGGCTTCTCCCACGAATCATTGAAGGAGAGGTGACGAGCAATGGCGAGTAAGCTTGGTTTTGACGATACGATGGTGTTTAAGGTAGATACTGTTGATCTGGACAAGCCCATTGAGCTTGGCTCGGATGACGGTACTCAATACTTGATTGATCTTCTAGAGACGCTGGAAGCGAAGAAAGAGGCTGAGAAACTGAGTGGTTGGGTGAGGTGGTTTATTCCCGGCACTCCGTACGGTATTGAGAATCTCCCAAAACACTACGCCTTTTTCTCGGCTAGCAGGGACTATCAAGAAACGTATTTCTCTGCGGCGAATCGTTGCGGCAAGACCATTGCCGGAGCTTTCCAGACCGCTTGCCATCTTCTCGGGGAATACCCGGATTGGTGGCCTGGACGTAAGTTCGATAAGCCCACCGATGGTTGGGCTGTAGGCGATAACAAGGAAACCTGCCGAGACATCGTGCAGAAAGAGTTGCTTGGCGACATCGGTAAGATGGGCACCGGGATGATTCCCGCTGACCGGATTGAGAAGGTTGTGTATCGTCCCAATTCAGGCGGTGCAGTTGACTACGTTCTTGTGAAGCACATCTCGGGTGGTACGAGCCGACTTGGTTTCAAGTCATCTGAGCAGGGTATCGTTTCGTTCTACGGAACACAGAAAGACTTTGTGTGGATGGATGAGCTGCCTCCGGCTGATATTTACTCCGAGGCATACCTTCGTACGATGACCACCAACGGTATCTTGTACGTCACTGCTACTCCTCTGGCTGGTCTAACCCCTCTCGTCCTTTCTTTCTACAACAACGCTGACTTCCTTCCCCGTGGTTCTGAGATTCCGGGTATTGTAAAGCTATCCCGAGAGGATGCCGAGGAACAAGCCAAGGAACGATTGCGTAGAGGCGAGATCGATTCCATCGAAAAGACGGAAGGAACGTCTAAGGCAGTCATTATTGCAGGCTGGGACGATGCTAAGTGGCTCACCGAAGATGCCAAGAAGCGCATGTTGGACGCCACTCCTCCCCATTTAAAGGAATCTCGCTCTAAGGGTCTCCCTTCGATGGGTTCGGGTACGATTTTCACCATCCCGCTTGAAGAAATCCTTGTCAAAGACTTTGATATCCCCAAGCACTGGAAGAAAATCGCGGGTATGGACGTGGGTTGGAACAACACCGCCTGTATTTGGTTGGCTGAAAATCCCGATACCAAAGAAGTTTTCGCCTACTCAGAATACAAGCGAGGGCAGGCAGAGCCTCTTGTCCACGCTGCGGCGATTAAAGGCCGTGGTGATTGGATACCTATCGCTATCGATCCAGCATCCCGAGGCCGTTCTCAGGTTGACGGTAAGCAACTCTTCAATATGTACCGTGATCTCGGGTTGAAGCTCTTTCCAGCCGACAACTCTGTTGAGGCAGGTATCTACCAAATCCAAGAAATGCTGGCTACGGGCCGGCTAAAGTTCTTCCGAAGCCTCTCTGAACTTGCAAAAGAGTATGTTGTATATCGAAGAGATCAGAAAGGCCGCATCATCAAAGAAAACGACCATATTCAGGATTCGTTAAGGTATGCCACGCAGGCGCTTAAGCACGCCAAACAACCCCCAATTTCCCGCCAAGGAGGGCAATCATTAAATGGATCAGGCCGCAAGTATGACATCTAGGGAAGCCCCCGTAGATGCAGTCATCGTTGCCGAGATCGAACTTAGCCCCGAAGAAATGATGCGGATTCAAGAGGAAGCGGAAGCCATCGATAACCAACGCCGTCAGCTACTTGACGGGTTGGCTCACTCTATCGAAGAGAAATGGCGACTCGCTTCCTCCGACCGTAACACAAAAGAAGAAGAGTGGCGACGAGGAACACGCCTACTCCTAGGGAACAAGAGTTCGAATCGCGGTAATACTATCGACTCACACACGCAAGGGGTCAACCGGGTTCGACCGGATCACAACCTTGTGTCAGAAAAGTGCAAGATTGCCGAGGCTCAGATTTGGTCTCAGCAATTCTCCGGGGGAGACAAGAACTGGGACATCAAGCCCAGTCCCCGGCCTGACGTCGACCCCGCTCTCGCGGCGAATGCATCCCGAGCCCTTGAGCAAGAAATCTACGATCAACTGAGCGCTACCAAGTACGGACCCAAAGCCCGTCAAGCGATCTCCGATATGGTTCGTCTTGGCACGGGTGTCCTCAAAGGTCCAGTCCCCAGCCTCAAGCCCAAGCGTGTGTATCAATCCACGCAAGCGCCTGATGGTTCTCTCGTAGCAATTCCCACCTATGAGACGATTCCCGCTCCTGAAGTCTACCGTGTTGATCCGTGGATGTTCTACCCGGATACGACGGTCAATGATATTTGTGATGCAGAGTGGGCTATCGAAATCCATCCGATGTCCAAGACTCAGTTCGCCAAGCTGGCTACGTCCGAGGGTTTCTTCGACGACGCTATCCGTGATTTGTTGAAGAACGGACCGGATGAGTACAACGCTGAGTTCTTTGCGGATGTGCGTGCTCAGACCGACTCGGGTGAGAACTACCTCAAGCACAAGTACGTCGTCATCGAGTACAACGGACCTATCTCGGTTGAGCAAGCTAACGCGCTTGGCCTGCAACCCACCTACGACAGCCTTGGTAACTCTTACATGGGCGAGGTGTGGGTGTGTAACGGTCGGGTTATCCGAGCTTCTCTGGAGGCCATTGAAGGGGCCTACGAGCTGCCTTACATGGCGTGTGTGTGGGAGAAAGACCCGAACAGTCCGTTCGGCTTCGGTCTTCCCATCGAGATGGAGGATAGCCAGCGTATCCACACGTCTACTCTGCACATGATACTTGATAATGCAAGTATCTCGTCGGGTCCGATCATCATCGTTAACAAGGACTACGTTGAGCCGCAAGGCGGTGACTGGACCCTCCGCCCACACATGATTCTTAACGTGACGGACTCGACCTTGCAAGATGTCTCGCAAGTGTTCAAGGAGTTTGTCCCGGCTAACGTTACGCCTTCTCTGATGCCTCTTCTCCAGCTTGCTCAGCAATGGGCACAAGAAGAGTCGGGTATCAACCTGATTGCAGGCGGGATGGGCGGTGCTCAGGTAGGTGGTGACTCAGCCACTGGTATGGCGATTCTCCAGCAAGCAGCCACGATTGTCACCGATATGAAGGCTGAAAGCTGGGATGACTGCATCACCCAGAAGCTGATTGATCGTATGTACCACTGGAATATTCAGTACAACCTGCGGCCTGAGTTCGCTAACTTCGACTTCGAGGTGGATGTTCGTAGTTCTACCGAACTGCGCAACAAGCAAATCCAAATTGCCAACCTTGAGAAGTTGTCGGTTGAAGCGGCCCAGAACCCGGAGCTGGCTGACCACGTTGACCAGAGTAGCATGACCCGCGCTCGCCTTACGATGATGCGTCTACCTGAGATGGGGATCATTCGTACCCCTGAGCAAGTGGAGCAGATTCGTCAAGAGCGTGCTCAACAGCCTCAGCCTCCCGATCCGAACCAAGTTAAGCTGGAAATTGAGCGTAGTCGTGTTGAAATGGAACGAGAGCGTCTGGCATTCGAGCGAGAGAAGTTCCAGTTTGAAAGCACCAAGCAACTCCAGCAGCTTCGCTTGGAGGAGATGGTTAACCTTGAGCAGATTGAGGCTCGTAAGTTTGATGCCCAGAGCCGGGTGCTTCAAGTCCAGACTGAGCGTGAGATCGCTATGCTTCAGCTTGCAGCCCGTAGTGAAGCAGATCGAGCCAAGGTCATTGCCCAGCTTGAGAAGCAGAACATGGCGGATGAAACCGAGCGGTTCCTTGCTGGTATCTCGGCCGCTGAAGGTGCTTCGGAACGAGCACTTATGCGCGAGGAAATGCAACTCAAGGCTAAAACAGGATCGGGTGTCTAATGGCAAAAGAGGTGGATGGTCATTACGTTGACCCTGATAGCGGAACCTTCCGGTGGATCAAAAAGCTACTGGAAGAACATGAGCAGCAAGTGGTAAACGCCGTCCTTCGGGACGGCGACCAGTCTTACACCGACAAGTTACGAGGGCGGTGGGACGAGATTAGCAAGCTCAAGAAAGCTCTTGAGAAGGCTTACAACTAACCCCCTCGTAACCGTCCAAGCCGCCCATTCGGGCCGCTAATAAAAAGGATCACAAGAAACATGAGCGACACTATTGACAATCAGACTGAACAACAGTACAATCAGTCCCAATCACCGGACACTCCCGCAGCGGAGCTTTCCCGTGAAGAACTTCAGAATCAGCTTGCTGAAAAGTACGAGCAGGTTCTCCTTTCAAACAACCTTGAAGAGATTGCCAAGGTTGAAGAAGAGTTGCAGAAGTTCCTCGGTGGTGGTGGTGGGGTTGAAAGTAGCGTAAAGGTAGATGAGCCGGAGGTTCCTCCCGCGAACACCGAAGCGAACCAATCCACGACGGTTCCAGCGGAAGGCGGCACAAGCGCCAAGGAAGGCGCAACTTCCCAAAGTGAACCGAGTAACCCGAACGAGGACTGGCTCCACTCCCTTGACCCGTCTGTTCGTAAGATTGTCGAAGAGCGGCTCGAACAAGAGCGTAAAGCTCGCGAGTACCACGAGCAGCGGTATCGTTCTGAGATTGGTCGTCAGACCGCTTTCCAGAAGAAGTACGAAGAAGAGCGCAAACAGCGCGAACAACTTGAACAACGACTCCGCGATGGAGCGGTTAGCCAGCCGTCGAACCCGACCGCTACTCCAGCTAACACGCAGACCGCGAACGCTCGTAAGATTCAAGAGCTAACCGATAAGATCGCACGAGTCAAGGGGACTGACCCCGAGCTAGCCGATCTTCTCGAACTGACCCGAGATGCTCTTGTCGAAACCCAGCAGCTTATGGCTAGCTCGGTTCCGAAGGTTGATATGTCTGCCGTGGAAGAACTGAAGGTTAAGTTGGCAGAGCAAGAGGAGGCTCGTCTCGTTGAACAGAGCCGCTTCGAGCTTGAGCGTCAGATGCCCGGAGCCCTTGACTTCATCGACTACGTTGATCCGAAGACTAAGTGGAGTCCTTGGCAGCAGTTCCTTCAGGAAATGCCAGAGCATCTTCAGCGGTGGTATCAGGCTGACCCTTTCAGCCCGTCTATCCACAAAGAGCTTCTGAAGAACTACTACCCTGAATGGGCAAGCCAGTACAACGCAGCCCACGGTTACGTCCAGCAGCAACAGCCCACTCAGCAGCCATCCCAGCCCGAGGTTGATCCTCGTGCGGCTCAAGTCCAGCAGGCCCGGCAGGCGCGCTTGACTACGAGTGCTGCTGCCCCGGCTCGAAGTGCGCCACCCCCCGGCCACAAGCCGTCGCTCGAAGAGCGGATTAAGAATCCACCTCCTCCGGGCACCCCTGAGTTTGATTCGTTTCTCGAAGAGATGGATCGAGCCATTGCTCAGGGTAAGTTGAAACTCTAATCGAAATCCCATCTATCAAGGAGGATAGACACTAATGTCTTACAATCAAGGTTTTCTGGCCTACGATAGCGCCAGTATCACCCAGCGCGTTGCTATTTACGCTGTTCCGAACGCTCTTGTCAACGCTGAACCGTGGCTGGTGCTGGACAAGCTGCCCGGTATTACTCGTACCCCGCTGCCTGCCAACAAGTCGGACACGCTTGTGTGGAAGCGTATGCGTGAGATCGAGGTTGACACCAACAGTCTGGTTGAGGGTGTGACCCCGGCTGCTGAGAACTTCCAGCAGGAGACTGTGACCGATAAGGTCGATCAGTACGGTAAGATCATCCGCGTTACCGACAAGATGTACAACTTCCATTCGGACGTTGGCTTCAAGGAGATCGGTGCAGAACTCGGCAAGGCGATGGGTACTACGAAGGAACTCATCAACTGGCAGACCATTCGCGGTGGTTCGCAGGTCATCTATACCGGCTCCGCTACTTCGCGTAACACTGTCAACGACACCGTCCAGCTAGAGCACGTTCGTACTGCTACCAACGTGCTGCGTAACAACCACGGCAAGTACATGACCTCAATGATCCGCGCTGGTACGGGTCAGGCCACGGAGCCGGTGCAGGCTGGTTACATCGCCGTCACCCACTCCGACATGGACGCTGATCTGCGCGATCTGGACAAGTTCATCGAGAGCCAGCGTTACGGTTCGGGCACGCTCCTGAACGAGTACGAGATCGGTGCTTGCGAAGGCATCCGCTTCTGCCTCACTCCGCACCTTGAGCCGTTCTGGGGTTCGGGTAATCCGACCTTCACGGGTGTTCGCTCGCGTGACGGCGCTGCTGCCGACGTGTACCCGATTGTTGTGATGGCCGAGAACTTCTGGGGCACTACGGAGTTCAAGACCCGCAACTCGTTCAAGCTGGACGTGAATCCTCCGGGCTCCATCAAGAGCGAAACCGACCCGCTGGGTCAGCGTGGCTTTGCGTCGTACGTGTTCTGGTACTGCGCTACCCGCCTGAACGAGCGCTGGGGTGTCCGCATTGAGTCGGCGGCTACTGAATAATCCAACCGACCAATAACTAAGGAGGACATACAAAATGGCTATTTTCACTTCGGAACTGTTCAACAACGGCGGTCTCCCGTACCGCCCCGTTGAGCAAGGCTCTGTCAGTTCCATCACTGCTCGGGTGGTTATCCCGGCTGGCACCGCGCTGCTGAGCGGCGATGTCATCAAGTTCCTGCGTCTGGCTCCCGGTGTTCAGGTTGTCCGCGCGATTCTGCGTAACGACGACCTTGAGACCAACGCCTCCCCGACCCTCAGTGCCACGGGTGTTGGTTTCCAGCGTACGACTGTTGACGCTCGTAAGGCGTTCGATGCCACCACCAATCCGTACCTGAGCGACTCGATTGCTTCGGCTGTTCCGGCTGCTCTGCTTGCTTCCGGTAGCACGAATACGGCGCTGCGTGCAGCTAGCAATACCGCGATCAATCCGGTTGTTGCGGCTACGACCGGCACTGTTGACGTGGCAATTGTTCTGGACGGTAACGCGGCTACCAACCCGGCCACGGCTCGTAACCTCGAACTGACGGTTGAGTTCGTTGGTCCGCAGCGTACGCTGGGTGAGTTCTCGGGTGCTAACGTCTATGACTATCAGGACAATAGCTCCGGCATCTAAGGAGTAACACCTCGCCACAAGGACTAGTGGCTAACATAAGACGAGGGGAGGGGGAGGCTAAACACCTTCCCTTCCCCTTTTCTTTTTCAAACCTCAAAATGGGCCAACAACAATGGCCTCGTTTCCATTAAGGAGATCACATATATGAGTAACAAGACTGTTAACCTGAACGGTAAGACCTTGGCTGAGCTGAAGAAGATGGCACAGGCCCTGAACATCTCTGGTCGCCCTTCTTGGGGTGAAGAGGATTATCGCCGAGCTATTGTCAATCGCCAGAAGAACAAGGTCGTGGCAAGTGTCGTCAACGACATGAACACCCCCATTCCTCCGGGCTTCGCCCGCATCTCTATTGCCGAGACGGACCAGAATGGCAACGACACCCCCGTTCAGTGCCTTGTGAATAAGTTTGCTACGATCATCCCGCGAGGCGTGATCGTGGATGTACCTGTAGAGATTGTTGACGGTGCTCTCAACGATTGCACTGATTGGATCACCAAAGAAGTAATCGATCCTGCCACTGGTCAGAACACTGATACGCGAATTGAAGTCAAGGCGATTGCCTTCCGAGAGTACAACCGCAACCCCGGTCCTTCGGTCATCAAGTCGCTACTTACCGAAGAAAAGCTGACTGTTCGCAACCAGTATCTTGCTTTGTACGGCCGCTGGCCTACTCGTAAGCAGGAGGCCGAGTTTGCAGCTCTGCTCCGCGAGAAGCTCGGTGATGCGCGTCTTGATGCATTTATCGAAGCCCAGCGCCAGCGTGAGCTGGAGAAGGCCAAGGTCGAAGTGGAAGCCGCCATGGCCCACATGGATGTGGTTGAGAGCGCTCCGCGTAAGCCCGGTCGCCCTAAGAAGGTTGAGTTCAACGACTCGGAAGAAAGCTAACTAACTAGGAGGATAACGAGAGGCGATGGCAACTTTTCTAGAACTTGTCAACAAA